CTTATATATATAATGATAATTTTAATTCCATTTTTTTGGAAAGAAAGAAAAAACTTTAAAAAATTTTTTCAAGAATATAAAATGGCTTATAATTTAACTAAATTAAATTTAGGTTTTTATGATCATGTTCCAGAAGAAAGATTAGATGAATGGTTAAAAATTGTTGTAGATTCGTTTAATCAGTCAGATTAAATAAAATATTGGTTTTATTAGGAGGAAGATGTACTTTTTATATAAAATAATAAATTTATCAAACAATATGATTTATATTGGATGTACAAAAAATATTAATCAAAGAATAAAAAATCATTTATATAATTTATGTAAAAACAATCATGAAAATAAAATTTTACAAAAAGATTGGAATTTTTTTGGATATGATTATTTTGATTTTGAAATTATTGAATCATTTACAGAAAATATTGGTTTACAAAAAGAAATTGAAACTATCAAAATGTATAATTCTATGTATCCAAATGGTTATAATCTCACAAAAGGTGGAGTAGGAGTTAATGGATATATACAAGATAATAATCAAAGAAAAAACCAATCTATAAAAATGCAAGGAAAAAATAATTCTAGATATAATAAAAAAATGAATATGAGTCAATATAAAGGAGTTTATATTCATAAAAAGAAAAATGAAAACTATATTTATTATAATGCTAAAATGACTATAAATAAAAAATCTGTGTGGATCGGAGAATTTAAAAAAGAAAAAGATGCTGCGATTGCTTATGATGATTATTGTTGGTTAGTTTATAAAGATTTAAATCATTTAAATTTTCCAGAAAGGAAAATCAATGTATGAAATATACAATATAGACAATATGGAATATGCTCCAAACAAAAAGTTTGAAGTAATTTATTCTGGTAGTTTTACAACATCTGTTTGGTGCGAAATGAATGAAAGAAATTCTGTAGGAATTGAATATGCCCCAGTTATTTTTGATATTGGAAAAGAAAGGTTGAAAAAAATAATTGACAAACAATAATAATATAGCCACCCTTATTTTTTCAAAAAACAGACCACTACAATTAGATTTATTATTAAATACTTTTTATCTAAATTGTTTACAGCCTTATTTAACTGATATTTACATAGTTTATACTTATGATGATCAATATGAAAATTCATATAATCAACTAATTCAAGAGCAAAAAGAAAAAGAAAGGAACAACATTCAATTTATTAATGAAAGTCGTTTTATTTCTTTTAAATCATCGTTTGTTTATGAAACAAAAAATTATGAATATATAATGTTTTTAGTAGACGATAATATTTTTACTAATAAATTTGATTTATCACAAATTAAAAGTTTATTAGAGCATAATCTTGATGCGGTTGGATTTAGTTTGAGATTGGGGAAAAATACAAAAAATTGTTATCCATTAAAAAAAGAACAAGAAATTCCAAAAGCCGTTGGTCATAATTATATAATAAATTTTTCTTCGATATGTGATCTTATGGACAAGGGATTTTTTCCAGAATCTGATTTTCTTGTTTTTGCTTTTAATTGGACTAAATCACAGTTAGATTTTAGTTATCCCTTAGAAGTTAGTTCAAGTATTTATAGAATAAAAGATATTCGTCATCTATTAGAAAATTCAAGATATAAAAATCCCAATGAATTAGAATCACAATTGTATGCTAATTTATGGCAATTTTACAATAAACCAAAGTTACTATCGTATTATAGAAGTGTGGCTTTTTGTGCTCCAATGAATAAAGTACAGAATGTGGCTCTAAATAATAGATCTAACAATATGAATATGTTTTCTCAAGAATCAATGCTTACAATGTACGAAAACGGTTTTAGAATTGATCCAGTAAGGTTTGAGGGGTTTGTAAGTAATGGATGTCATCAAGAAGTAGCACTATACACTTTAGAGGAGTATGAAAAATATGGCATATAAAAAGAACCTAGTTTCTATTATTGTTCCACACTATAATTATAGTCATTATATTTATCAATGTTTAGTAAGTATCTTAAAGCAGAAATATAAAAAATTTGAAATTATTATTGTAGATGATTGTAGTAGAGAAGAAGAATATAAAAAGATGTTGAACATCGTAGATCAACATAGAAAAAATACAAAAATTAATATTCTTATTCATAAAAACGATAAAAATCTAGGATTAACTCTAACAAGAAATGAAGGGGTAAACAAAAGCCAGGGAGAATTTATTTTATTTTTAGATCCCGATGATAATATTGAAGAATCTTTTCTAACAAAAACAGTAGAAACACTAAAAGAAAATCCTGAAATTGGGTTTGCTTATGTGAATACTAGATACTTTGGGGCAGAAAATAAAGTATTTTCACAACCTGAATACAATTTTTATAGATTGATTAATGCTGGAAATTTTATTTCTTATTGCAGTCTTATTAGAAAAAAAGCATTTATAGAATCTGGTGGATTTAATTTGGAAAATTGGTCATATCTGGAGGATTATGAATTGAGTATCAGGATGGGAAGAAAAGGATGGTATGGCAAACTTATTCCAGAAGTTTTATTTAATTATTATGTCCACGAAGATTCGGCAATTCATTCAGGATTTACTGCTGAAGCACAAAAATTATTTTATGCTTATTTTATAAAAAAATATCCAGAAATTTATCCTGAACAACTTCAATTAGAAGCTAACAGAATTTTACAAGGCGTTCCTGAAAATTTTATAAGTTTGTCAAAATCTGAAAATGAAAGGTGGTGGAATGAGTGGAAGAAAAACTGTTAGATCAATTAGATTTTGATGAAGATTTTTTAAATAGGCTATGGGAAAAAGTTGATATTCAATCTGATGATGATTGCTGGAAATGGAATGCTTGTAAGAATCCGCAAGGTTACGGATTAATTTCATACAGATATAAAAACGGAAGAGATGTGTCATTGGTGGCATCAAGAGTTATTTATATGTTACATAATGGAATAATACCTGATAAAGGATATGTTTATCATACATGTAAAAATTCAGATTGTTGTAATCCAAAACATTTATATTTAGTAGTTCCAAAAAAAATAAATATAAAATATAATAAAAACGAAATAAAAAAATTATTATATGATAATATTTTTATTACTAATAATAATTGTTGGGAATGGCAAGGGACTATAAGAAATCAATATGGAGAAGTGTATTATAGAGGAAAAATATTTAAAAGTCATCGACTTTCTTATATGTTAGAAAACAATAATTTTCATATTTCTTCTAAAACAAAAATATGTCACACCTGTGATAATCCTAAATGTATTAATCCATATCATTTGTTTGCAGCAACTCAAAAAGAAAACATATATGATATGGAAAGAAAAAATAGAAGTGTTCATCCTAAAGGTTCTGAAAATGGAAATTCAAAAATAACTGAAAAGAAAGTTGAAGAAATAAGAAATTTATATGCATTAAAAAATTGTTCTCAAAGAGAACTCGCAGAAAAATATAGAGTAAGTAATTCTTTAATCGGAAAAATTGTTACTGGAGAAATTTGGAAGCATGTTAGCGGAGAAATTACTATACTTGGGAAAATAGGAAGATATAAAAATTTTTTGAAAGGATAAAATAAATGAAAGATGATGTTGTTTCAATAATAGTTCCAACATATAATAGAAGAAATTTTCTTCCAATAAATTTAAAAAGTTTGATTAATCAAACACATGACAATATAGAAATTCTTGTTATTAACGATCACGGTGAAGATGTTTCTGATATAATCAATAGTTTCAATGATCCTAGAATTAAATATATGGTAAATGAAAAGAATTTAGGTTTAGGAGGATCAAGAAATGTCGGGATAAAAAATGCAACTGGAAAATGGATTTGTACCATAGATGATGACGACGGTGCAACAAATATTTTTATTGAATCCATGTTAAGGGTATTGAATAAAACAGGATATGACATTGCTTATTGTGATAGTGTAAGACTGCATCAAAAAAAAGATGAAAATGATAATTATCAAATTGTTTGGCGAGATATTCCATATTCTCACGATTTCAACAGAGACTTGCTTTTAGTAATGAATATAACTCCAGTAAATTGTTTGATGATAAACAAAAAATGTTTTGATAATGTTCCTCCATATGATGAAATTATACCTGTATATGAAGATCATAAAATGAACATAGAACTTTCTTTAAAATATGATTTTTATCATTATCCAGTTCCTTTAGTATGGCATACTTGGCGAGAAGACGGATCTACCATGTCGAGCAGCAGAGATTTTACAACTCCACTTCCTAATATTTATAAAAAATATTTTCAATATGCAAAGAATCAAATTTGGGTTGCAAATGCAATGAACCAAATTCTTCAACAAAGAGGACTTCAACCACTATTTAATATTCAATATAAGGAGAAACAAAATGAAAAAAAATAGAACCGATATTAAACAGTTATTAAAAGATTTTGATGTTTCTACCGAAGATGAACTTCAAGAAAAATTAATGAATGAATCTACAATGGTAAAATGTACAACTGAAAATTGTTTTAATATGGTAGACTTATTAGATGGACAGTTTATTAATGGAGATCCTGTTTGTAAAAGATGTTACATGGAATATTATAAAGAAAGAAGCAATTATGATTTATAGTTTTGTTTGTGATAATTGTGGAAAATATTTTGAGATCAATTCTCAGCCATTTATGATCAACAATAACCAATCTTGTCCTAATTGTAGATCAACAAATGTTCATAGAAAATATAATCTAAGTTCAATTCATTATAAAGGAAAAGGATTTACTAAAAAAGTAAAAGGTGATGAGGAGAATTCCCCTTGGAAGAGTTAAAAAACAATCAAAATAATGAAAAACTCCCCTTAAACATTGCGTTTGTTTATGCTGATAAACCAGGTGAATTAAATACTTCAATTTATAGATGTGTTATTCCATATTTAGCTTTGAAAAATGCAGGACATAATGTTTCATTAATTCCAGTTCATTTATTTGAGCAAAATACTGTTGAAGCTAATAATGCTTTATCTAAATCTGACATTATTGTAATAGAGAGAAATTTTTTTGGAGATGTCTTAACTAGAATTGCATATTGGATTGTTAGAGGAAAAATTGTCATTGCTAATTATGATGATTATTATGAGGGAATTGAGGAAACAAATGCTTCTTATTCTTTTTGGAATAAAGGAGAAGTAGACATTGAAAAAATTGATTATATTAAAGAACTTAGATCATATGTTTATTCAGATAAATATTATAAATTTAAAAATGAAACTGTAAAAGAAGTCAAAGAAAGATTAAAAAGAATAGGCTATCCTCATCCTTTATGGCAATTCAAAATGGGATTAAAAATGGTTTATGCTCAAATTATGCCAAGTAAATATATGATGAAAAAATATAAACATTTATCTCCAACATATTATATGCCTAATTATTTTGTCACACAAAATTATATTAATATACCAAAAACCGAAAGAGATATTAAAATAATAGGATGGGGAGGCAGTTTATCACACATTCAGTCTTTTAGAGATAGTGGTGTAATTCAAGCATTGGAAAAAATTGTTGGGTCAAGAGACAATGTAAAACTATTAATTTGTGGTGATCAAAGACTTTTACCATTAATTAATCTTCCAGATGATAGAAAATTGTTTCAACCATATGTAAAAAATGAAGATTGGGGAAGAGTTGTGTCAAGTTTATTCGATATTGGAATTGCTCCATTAGAAGGTGAATATGATAAATATCGAAGTATTATTAAACCAGTGGAGTTTATGTTAACAAAAACCCCTTTTGTTGCATCTTATGGAGAAGCATATAAAGAATTATTTCAAATTGGAGGTCTTGGAAATTTTATAAAAAATTCTGCTGAAAATTGGGAATCTAAAATTTTATATATCTTGGATAATTATGAATCTGAAAAAGAAATAATGAATGGTAAGCCATTTGAATATGCTTTAACGTGGGATTATATGAATGGTGTTGATTATATGGTTAAAACATATAAGCAAATTGCTAAAGATCTTGCAAATAGAGAGTTATAATTATAAAAAAATTGGTACTTGACAATGAATATTCTTTTTGATACAATAAGTATAGATAAATAAAAAAGGAGATAAAATGTACACATCAAAATATAATCATCTAAATTTCGTAAAAGAATATTCATTAGTTCTATCTTTGGATAAAGATGAAAAAACAATTCAAAGTTATCTGAGTACCATTGATAGGTTTTTTGATTTTTTAAAAATTCAATCTAATGAAGACTTATTTTATATTTCAACATTAAGAGGAAGAGAGTATCAGCAATATTTGAAAGATCAAGGACTATCTAATAATTCAATCAATACTTATTTTTTGTTTTTAAAGGTGTTTTTCAATTGGTTGGTTGGAGAAGAAAAGATTGATAGGTCTCCTTTAGCCAAAGTAAAAAACTTAAAAGCAAATGAAATAAATAGGACTTTCTTTAGTGAAGAAGAAGTAAAGAAATTTTTTGAACATTGTAAAACCAATGAGGAATTTGCAATGTTTGGAATTTATTTTACAACTGGATTAAGACGATCTGAATTAATTAACATAAAGTTAAGTCAATTAGATGGATACACTATTCATAATGTAATTGTAAAACGTGGTAAGACAAGAGACATTTATATTCCAGATGATGTTTTAGTATATTTAACTAAATACTTAAAGCAAAGAAATAGAAAATATCCTGATAATGAGTATTTGTTTGTTTCTAATTGGGGTAAGAAATTTTCTGGTGAAGGAATTAGATATAAATTTAATTCTATTTTAGAACGTGCTGGATTTCCAAAAGAAAGAATTGAAGAATTGCATGTTCATTCTACAAGACACACTTTCGCAACTAATTTATTAAGTAATGGAGAGAATATGAAAACCACACAGGAAAGTTTGGGTCATTCTGATATTCAGACAACTCAAAAAATTTATGCTCATATACATAAAAATCGTGTATCAGAGGCAATGAGAAATCAATCTATTTTATCTTAAAGAAAGGTGTTGAGAATGAAAAAATTATTATTGGGTATAAATGATTTCTTTGAAAAATATGATTTTTTATTGTTTTTAGAAGATTCTTATTATCTTTTTTTGTTTGTGGTTTTTATAATAACATTTGGTGTTATTGGATGTGTTGTTATTCAATGTATAAACTTTTTATTAAATTAGAAAAATAATATTTGTTGTAGAAAAAATTATAATAAAGAAAGGAAAAATAAATTATGACAACAAAAGAATTTATTGACAAAATGCGAAATGTAATGGGTGAAGATAAAAACATATCTATAAAATTTTATGAGGATGAATTGGCTTTTTATCTCTTTGAAGGAGAAACTGGAATTTATTTAAATAAATATAATTATAATTATCATCCTTATGTTGATTTTGAAGGATATGACGGATCAAATGCTCGTTTAGGACTTAAAGAATTAAAAATTGTTTATGATGTAATGGAAATAATTGAAAATAATTTAGAAGAAGTTTTAAGTTGGATTAAATTTGATTCATTTAGCTTATGGAAAGGAAATATCAATGTCGAACAAGAAAAATTTTGAAATATTGGATAAACATCTTCCAGAATATTTATTAGAATTCTTTATAGAATTAGAAAATCAAATTTATAAAGACGAAGAAAAATGGGGAGACACTTGGAAGGAACGTGGATTAGTTTGGGAAGGTAAATCACAAGAAGAAAGAGCATATCAATGGATGCATGACAAATTTGTCAATTGGAGTTTAAATAAGGATCATTCATTTCCCTGGTTAAAAATGGCAGGTGAAGCTATGATTGGTTTTATTCGTGAAAAATATTTAAAGAATAGTGAATAATGAAATCTAGGTTTTATTTAAAGGGATGATATGAAGTTAATTTCACATGAAGAAGCAATACAAAGGGCTTTGAAAAATCCAAAATTTAATATTGCATATAAAAAGATTAATTATCAATTTACTTTATCAAAGACAGTTTACAAAATTAGAAACGAACAAAAATTAACACAAGAAGAGTTTGCTAAAAAATATAAAATCAATTGTCTTAAATTAATGAAAATAGAATTTGGAGATTGTGAAAATATAAAATTAAAAGATCTAGAAAATTTATTTGAAAAACTAGGACTATATATGTCAATCAAATTTAAAAATTTTAATGAAGATTTGGAGGATTAATTAATTGGATAAATATTTATGTTTATTCGCTGAAGGAACGCAATATGAAATGGTGATGATTCACCAAAACGAATTAATGGAAAAACACTTTAAAACCATTTTTAATTATACAGGCAAGTGGTTGGAAGATGCAAAATTTTACGATCTTCCCAATGCAAGATATATCCTAGAAAACTCAACAACTGGGCACGGATACTGCTCTTGGAAACCATTTCTCATGTTACAAACAATGCCACATATTCAAGATGGAGATCTATTGTTTTATTTAGACGTAACCGATTATGTTTATAATGATGGGTTTTATAATTGGGTTGAACATTTAGTAAAAACTGAATTAGATGGATCTTTCTTTAACATTAATTATTATAGACATGGTGATTGGACTACTAAAAAATGTCAGCAGGTAATGGGTTGTGACGATCCATTTTATTATAATCAAAAACAATTGGAATGTGGAACAATCGCCCTAGTAAAAAACGAAAAGAACATTGCTTTACTTGAAGAGTGGTTGCAATGGTGTCTTACTCCTGATGCAATTTTAAAAGATAGAAATCCAAAAGAAGAAAATGATCCTGGTTTTATTGATCATCGTACTGATCAATCAATTCTTACAAATTTATTTTATCAGCATAATTTAAAAGGAATTGGTATGGAATACATTAGTCCTGCTCCTCATGGATATATCGTTTATAATTATTTTGAACGTGGAATGACAGGTTTAGAAAATAAGCATAAATATGATTAAGTAATAAAAAAGATTTTTATTTGGAGTTGTATGGAAGAAAAAATATATTTAGCCATAAATGATCAAGAAATAATAGCAAGAATGTATGTAAATGACAATGGAATTGTTATTTTTGCCTATACTAATAAAATAAATTTAGAAGATAAAATAAAAATTTATCATAATGGTGATATAATTAATAATGAAGAATCAAAGAAATTTATTGATCTTTTATTGAATAATTTACATAATAAATAAATAGGAGAATTTATTGAAAACATTATATGATTTAGCAAACAAATATGGAACAGATAAAAGAGAACAAGATCATAATTACGTAAGAATGTATGAACAATTATTATCTGGAAGAAATGTTGATAATCTTTTAGAAATTGGATTGGGTTCTGGTGCTTCAGCTTTAATGTGGTCAGAAGCACTTCCCGATGCAAATATTCATATTATGGAATATTTTGATAAAGAATACGTTGAAGTTTGGAACAGTCCTCAAATTTCTGCTCCAAATTTAACTATTCATAAAGGTGATTCCACACAGCATGAATCATGGGTCAATGTTCCTTATGAATTTGATGTTATTATAGACGATGGCTCACATTATCCCCAACATCAAATTGAAACATTTAATTTAGCTTTTCCACATTTGGTACGAGGAGGATTATATTTTATTGAAGATACTCATTGTAATTTTGAACAAAAATATACAGGTGGAAAAGATATCATATATAATTGGGCTTTGAATTTAGTTTTCAATCAGCAACTTCCACTTTTAGGAAATACAAATGGGAATTTCTATCAGTTAAGAAATTTAATGCCTGTACCAATTAGAGATATTTATGCATATCATTTTTATAAATCGGTAATCGTGTTCGAGAAAGCGTAATATGGATCAAGATATATCTATTGTAATGCCAATTCACAATCAAGAATTAATTGTTGATAGAATTTTAATGGGAATTTATGAAAATTCATCAGAATATGTTAAAGAATTAATATTGATTCTTGATGGTTGCACTGATAATACTAAAGTATTAGTGGAAAATTTCTTAGAAAAACACAACAAAAACAATAGATTTAATGTAACTATTTTTGTAACTCCAAATATTTTTGAAGTAAAATCTTGTAATATAGGATTCAAACAATCTATATATCCCTGGATTATTAATCTTCAAGATGACATAGAAATTTTAGAAAAAGATTTTGATCAAAGATTGATGCAACCATTTTTACATATGGGAAATATTTTAGGAGTAACAGGTAGAGATGCTGCAAATGTTTATCTCAATACAGATAATGAGATAGTATTTGGAGATTTGACAGGTAGAGACGCAAAATTTCCTTCCCTAAAGGAAAGAAATAAATTTTATGTTCGTGATATAATCAATCGTGCTCCTATTCTGTTTGATCATAAAAAACTAGAAGAGTTAAATTATTTAGATGAAGATTTTGCTCCAATTTGCCAAGATGATACGGATTTATTTTTACGTGCCTACAAAGAAAAAGGTTATTTATGTGGATCTTATTTAATAGAGTATAATTCTCCGTTAGAGTGGGGTGGAACAAGAAAAAGCTTTGAAGTAAGTAATTTCGTTCATTGGTCTGAACAAAAAAATATGCAATTGCTAAAAGAAAGACATTATGATATAATAGTAGGAGAAAAACATAATTTTGAAATTAACATATAAAGGAGTAAAAAATGAATTTTCAAGAATATTCGGAAAAATATTTTACATTACCAATTGATTGTGATCCAATAGATAAAGCACTTAAAGGATTGAAATATTGTGTAAAAAATAATATTTTAATTGTTGTTGCTGGAAATGGTGGATCTGGTTATACCGGAAGTCATTTTGTACAGGATTTAATAAAAGCTTGTTATGCTAATGCCAAATCATTAAATGATAATTGGGGATTGTATTCTGCAATATCTAATGATATTAATCATGATCTAGTGTTTGTAGAACAATTAAAGCGAATTAATAGTAAATATCTATTTATAGGAATTAGTTTTTCAGGTAATAGTGAAAATATTATTCAAGCAGTTAGACATACTAAATATATTGATAAAATGCCTGTATTAGGTCTTACAGGAAACTTAGGTGGAAGATTAAGAGCAGAATCTAATTTAAATATCAATATTCAAACAGATAATATTTATGTTGGAGAGGGTTTTCATTCTTTGATTTTACATTATTTTGTTGATGAATTGTCAAAATCAATTTAAATTAAATCCTTGACTTTTTTATTCAAATGTAGTAAACTGATGTTCAACAAAAAAAAACACAATAAGGAGAATTAAGTTGATCATAGCAAAAACTCCACTTAGAATAAGCCTTTTTGGTGGCGGTACAGATTTTCCCGATTATTTTAAGGATAATCCTGGTCAAGTTTTATCAACTGCCATTGATAAATATACTTATGTTATTTTGAACAAAAGATCTTTTGATGAAAAAATAAGATTAGGATATTCTAAAACAGAACTTGTAAATTATGTTTTCGAGTTAGATCATGAATTAGCAAGAGAATCCATTAAATTATTCAATATTTCTGGAATAGAAATGTCAACAATCTCAGATGTTCCAGGTGGAGTTGGATTAGCAACAAGTAGTTCTATTCTTGTAGGAATGTTGAATGCTTTAGCAGTATATTCTAATGTTGAATTTGATGTTTCTCATTTAATTGATTGGGCTATAAATATTGAAGTAAACAGATTGAATAAACCTATTGGATATCAAGATCAAATTATTGTTGCTAAAGGCGGTTTCCAGAACATACATTTTAGTTTTCAATATAAGAAGCCATATAATTTTATAGCAAATTTCAAACAAGATACAGTCAATAAATTAGAAGATTCTTTAACACTATTTTACATTGGAGGTCAGAGAAAATCTTCCGATATTTTATCGGAACAAAATAAAAACATAGAAAAAAACAATGATACATTAAGACAAATGTATAATATTTGTGACAGTGCTTATGATGAACTATCTAAAGGAAATGTTTATGATATTGGAAGTATGTTAGATGAATCATGGAAATTAAAAAAAACTCTTGCGTCCAATATTAGCAATAAAGAAATTGATTATGTTTATGAAAAAGCCTTGCAAAATGGATCTAGTGGTGGTAAACTTTTAGGTGCTGGAGGAAATGGATTTCTATTATTTTTTACAAAGGATTATGAAAGTAAAGAAAATCTACTTAGATTTATGAAATATCATATGTTGCAAGTTAAACATGTCCCATTTAAATTTGATAAATATGGTTCAAGAATTATTTTTAATAATGAATAAGGAGGCATTTTGACATAATAAATAAAATTATTGTTTTATTGAGTTTATTTATTGTTTAAAATTTTATTAAATTAAAGGAGAAATTGTATGGCAAAAACACATGAAAGTTTTGGTGACTTAGAACAAACCGATGGATCATTTGCTCTAAAAGGTGTAATTACCGGAGTGGCAAAACCNNNGATTGGAAATCCCGTAATTCTTTCCGAAAAGAAGGATATCGTTTAATTGGAATGAATTTAGGTCTTGAAAAAACCAAAGACGAAAAAGGAAATGATGTAAACGATAAAAGAAATCTTGTTCCCTTTGATGCTTGTGGATATATCAACGAACATTTGAAAGATGGAATGTCAGTTTTTGTTCGTGGAAAATTGGAATATTCCAGTTTCAACAATAATAACGGCGAATTACAACGAAGCGTTAAACTTGTTCCTAATCAAATTTCATTATGTAAAGACGTTGATTTTGACGAACAAGATTTTGATCCTCAATCAGATTTTACTCAAACATTTGTTTTTATGGATATGGAGATGGTCAAAGATGGTGAGGAAATTCTTGGGGCAAACGTTCATGGAAGCATTGTAAATTATAATAGCATTGAACAAGCCGAATTCTTCATTCGAGATTCTGGATTAGGAAAAAACTTCAAAACATTGAAACCTTATACCTTCATTAAAACATGGGGCAACTTAGAAACAGAACGCAATAAACAAGAAGTTGCATCTGAAGATGTTTGGGGTTCAAGTAATACTATGGAAGCTGTTTTTTCACCTTATAAGAAAGTATTTGTTATTACGGGTGCAGATCCAAAATCAATGAATCGTAAAGATTATAGTGAATCAAAAATGGATAAAGCACTTGAAGCAATGAAGAAAGCACAGTCTGAAAAAGAAGGATTCAAAACACAAAATACTGCTGGTACTGGCACTACCGAATGGGGTGATACTACACCTGTTGAAGATGAAGAAGAAACTGGTTGGTAATTATTATTAAAAATAGGTGGAATTGAAATATATTCCACCTAAAATAAAATAGGAGATTTTATGAGAGAATTGAAAACCGTAAAGATGAGCGCAGTTGATGAACTCAGCAATGTAACAGTAAAATTAGACAGAAAAAATTTGCCAGATGAAGAAATCGAAGATATTCAAATGATCACAGAAAACTTTGTTGAACTTTTACGAAAATTACATTATGATCCGATTGATATTCGTAATGCTGTTCGTGATGTTTTAGAAAACTATGATTTTGAAAACTAAGGAGTGATTGATGAAATATGTTTTGAATGAGCCAAAGGTTGCATTAGAAAGTTTTCGACATTATTTACGTGGAACAAAAAAGGTCGGTAAGAGCACGTTATTTCGAGATCTTATTATCGAATACTACGGAGATCCAAAATACGGATTAATGATTGCACCAGGTAACGAAACAGGTTTTAAAGCATTAGATAATTTATATGCAGTAGAAGCTCCAACATGGGAGGATTTCTGTAGGATTGTTGATGATCTAGTATTAAATAAAGAAGACAATGAATTTAAGATTGTCGCTATTGATACCGTTGATGAGTTAATCGCAATTGCAGAAGAAAAAGTTTTAAAAATTCATTATCAACGAAAAAGTGAAAAGGCTACTTCTATCAACTCTGCTTTAGGTGGATATGGAGCAGGAAAGAAAATGCTTCGTAAACTTATTAATGATAAAATCAGAGAAATAGAAAGTGTGGGACTAGCTTTATTTTTCATCGGACACACTAAAGTTCGTGACATTAAAGAAAAAGGACAGGAAGAATCTTATCAACAATTGACTTCCAATCTTGAATTTGATTATGATGCATTATTTACAGATAAAGCGGACATCATTGCTTCTTGTTATTTAGAAAGAAACGTAAAAGATAATTCTTTAGAATCAACTACACGATACATTTACTTTCGCCCTAATGGTTTCGTAGATGCAGGAAGTCGTTTCAAAGATATGCCAGAACGTGTTCCTATGACTGCTCGTGATTATATTAATGCTTTTGAACAAGGCGCAAGAGGAACTTATTCTAAGCCTTTATCAAAAAAAGAGTTGGAAAAACGAAAGAAACAGGAAGAAACAGAACGCCAAGAACAGGCTCAAAAATTTATTGAAATTAAGAAAGCAAATTTTGAAGGATTAGAAACCGTCGAAGATTATCACAAAAAAATTCAGGAAATGAAAGAAGCATTAGATTCTGAAACAGCACGTGAAAAAGGTGAACAATTAAAAGAAGCTGGATTGCCTCTAAGATTTAAAGAAATTGAAGATTTGGAACAATTAAAATTATTCTTGAAAATCGTCTCTTCAGAGGATTAATTTGATTAAAAAATAAAATGTTCATTTTATTGGTTGTAGAATGGTATTAGAGGCGGTTTTTAGGCGATTTAGGGCGTTTTTAATGGTATATTGTCGGTAGATAATTTTATAGGTATATTATTGGTAGAATTCAGTAAAATAGGGAAGAAGAATAAAATTCTTCCCTATTTTAAAACAAAAAGGAGATTATGAAAGATATTGAGTTGTGGTGTGGTGATTGTTTGGAAGCAATGAAAAATATTCCAGATAAATCTATTGATATGATTTTTGCAGACTTACCTTATAAAAAAGGAATGGGATCTTGGGATTATTTAATTGATTTAGATAAATTATGGATTGAATATACAAGAATTATAAAAAATAAAAGAGCAGTTGTTTTATTTTCTCAAAATCCATTTTCTGCAAAACTAATTATGTCAAATATTTCATGGTATAAATATAATTGGATATGGGACAAAGGAAAACCTGGAAATATTTTTACAGCTAAGTTAGCACCTCTTATTACACACGAAGACATTCTTGTTTTTAGTAATGGAAATATTGCCAATGGAAGTAAAAATAATATGGTATATTATCCTGAAATGGAAAAGTTAGAAAAACCTCAAAAATATTATATGAAAACCAACAATGAAAAATCATTTAAAAGAGAGAGCCATCAAACAATTCAATATGAAAAAACACATAATTATCCAAAAACCATTCAATATTTTTATAATAATAATGCAAAAGGAAAATTTCACCCCACTCAAAAACCAGTTACCTTATTAGAATACTTAATTAAAACATATACACAAGAAAACGAAATAGTTTTAGACAATGTTATGGGTTCAGGTTCTACTGGAGTTGCTTGTAAAAACTTGAATAGAAAATTTATAGGAATTGAAAAAGATAAAAAATATTTTGACATTGCAGTAGATAGAATTAATAATACTTAATAAAAATAACTTCGGGAGGTAAAATGATTATCACCACTCGAAAGTGTGGATCGTGTAAAGAAAACATTGAATTAGAAAAAGAACAAAAA